TTAACCTTTCCAATCAAATTATTTATTTCTTCTATAGTTTGGCTTGGAACACTTATGAAAATAAGTGCTACAGAGCGTAAACTAATCCTAAAGGTTCTTACGAAGATTGCCAGTGTATATAACACTCGTGGAAAACACGAATGTATTATATACACGAAGCATCTCCGTTCATCTTTAATTAATTTCTTATTTAAAGATGATGGGGTTCAATACTATCTCCCAAAAGTCTTACTTCCTTTAGAAACAAGGTTTCGGTTAAGTGATAACTACCCGTTAATTCGGCTAGCTTTATCAGTAACTTACTCCTCTCGTTTCATAAGGCTTAAAGAAGATCCTTCATTCGATTCTATTGAGAAGCGGCCCGGTTTTACCGGTAATCTGCAATCGATAGAAAAGGATGTTCGGAAATTCCTCAAGAAGGCTTTGGGGGTCAATCCGATCCATTTTGGTAAAATTCCAAAGAATTTACATTTTAAGGAATTTCACATGACATCAAAAACTGGGCCTACGGGGCAACATGCCCTATGGTCTTGTTTTTATGATATCATTCATATGCCTAATTACCTAAAGCAATCTATTAAGATTGTTGGAGGTTTTAGACTATATGACCTTATGGATCGATTTTCCTCCCTTTATTCCAAGATACCTGATTTCTTTAAGTCATATTCTCCTCACGGAGACATGTGCCTAAGGAAACTCAGTGCTATCAGGGATAAGGAGGGAAAGACTAGAGAAGTTGCGATATTAGATTATTGGTCGCAATCAGCCTTACGGCCTTTGCACCAATATCTATTTCGTGTACTCTCTAGAATTGACCAGGATTGCACTCATGACCAAACCAAGTGGTTAGGGAAACTAGTTCCTCGAAAGGGTTCTAGTTTCCATAGTATCGATTTAACAACGGCTACCGATAGATTTCCGATAGCTATTGAAAAGTTGATACTATCAACTTGGTTTGGTAGGGAGTTTGCTAATGCTTGGGAGTCTCTTATGATAGGTTTACCCTTTTGGTTTAAACCATTAGATAAATATGTTTATTATCTAACAGGTAATCCAATGGGGGCCTATTCATCTTGGGCTTCCTTTGCTTTAGCGCACCATTTCTTCGTATTCCTGTCCTGCGAGAGGGCAGGCGTACGTTGGAAATCGTGTCCATATATGCTCCTTGGCGACGATATTGTCATTGCTGACGATAAAGTAGCTGAGGCATATAAAGAATTATTGGTTGAGTGGGACATTCCTTACTCACCTGAGAAAACTCATGTAAGTAAATATGGGTTCGAATTTGCAAAGCAGATCCGTCTCCATGAAGAGAATGTCTCACCCTTCCCTTTGTCCGCCCTTATGGAACGAAGATCTGAGGCTTTTACATGCCTTTCGATCATCGTTTCAGAAGTGCTT